TTGGCGGGGCTTCGTGGACGATATGGAATAATTTGAACGAATTAAAAACTTTGGTAGTAAACCAAGATAAAGAGATACAAACAATAAAATCAATGCAATTGCAATTAGTGGCTAAATCTGAACTAGATAGCACAATTAAAAATCTCAAGCAACAAATAGAGATTGGAATTTTGAGAAGCAAGATGCCGCGCAAAACTAAGGTGTATGAAGAAGAATTTAAGCTGTTTAACTTAGATAAAAAAGAGGGAGAGAAAAATGATTGAATTACTTGGCGGCGGTATCTTTGGCTCCCTGCTTGGAGGCTTATTCCGGCTTGCACCGGAAGTAATGAAATTCTTTGATAAAAAGAATGAGCGGCAGCATGAGTTGAAAATGTTTGAGCAGCAGTGCCAATTGGAAACTTTGCGAAGCAATCAGAAGCTGGCTGAGATTGGGGCGCAGCGCGAAGCCACGGTGGACGCTGGGGTAATGGATGCCTTCAACAGCGCCATTAAGCAGCAGGCCGACATGGTTAAAGAAGCCGGTGGCTGGGCGGCAAGTCTGTCTGCATCTGTTCGTCCTGTAATGACGTATTACTTACTAGTAATGTACGGCGCAGCAAAGATGGCGGCAATGATACTTACGTATTATCACGGACAAGCGTTAACTGAAGTGCTTGCAAAATCTTGGGGTTCTGATGACATGGCCCTATTGACAGGAGTTATAAATTATTGGATGATCGACAGGTCTTTGGCTAAACGAGGTCTGTAATGGGTAAAGCGTTTAATTATGTTCGTGGGTCTATGGAGGAGCGCTTTTGGTCAAAAGTAGACAAACGCAATCCAAGTGATTGCTGGGAGTGGCAAGCATCGTTAGACACAATAGGATATGGCAACTTTGGAGTGCCAAGGGGTGATGGCACTGGGCGCTACATTATGCAAAGAGCGCACCGTATGGCTTGGGAATTAACACATGGGAAGTTAGCGGGTTCTGTACAACACTTGTGCCATACCTGCGATAACCGTAAATGCGTTAATCCTGCGCACTTATTTATTGGAAATCCAAAAATAAACATGGCTGACTGTGCTAAAAAAGGGCGCTTTAATGACCGCAGCGGGGAAAATAACCCAAGGGCAAAAGTTACAGAAGATATAGTTAAAGCTATTCGTGAAGAAACGCTTACGCTTTCTAAATTAATGGCTAAGTATGGATTGCCGCAGACTACTGTTTCGGATATACGTCGCAGAAGTACTTGGAACCATATATGAAACTAGACATAGCCGCCGCGCTGTGCAAACAGTTTGAGGGCTACAGGTCTAAGCCCTACCTCTGCCCTGCCGGTGTCCCTACGATTGGCTATGGCAGCACCTACTATGCCGACGGGCGCAAGGTGGCTTTGACTGACCCGTCAATGTCTGAGCCGGACGCTGCTGCGCTATTGCTCCAAGAATTGCACCACACCTACCTACCTGGCGTCCTGCGCCAGTGCCCCACCCTGCTGACGGACGAGCGCAAGTGCAACGCCATTGTTGATTTTGCTTACAACTTAGGCACAGGTCGTTTGCAGACAAGCACCCTCAAGCGCAAGATTAACGCGCAGGATTGGGATGGTGCCAAAGAACAATTGATGCTTTGGACTAAAGGCGGTGGTCGGGTGCTACCTGGGCTAGTCAAGCGCCGGGTTGCTGAAGTTGCCTTACTAGCTGCATAGCGTCCTTCAGATCGCCCCGCAGTTGTTCAATAGCTTCCTGCTGGGCTTGCATTCGTAAGTACGCTTCCAAAGCGAATTTCGCTAAGGTTTCGTGGTTCCACGCGGCGAAGTTGGGTAGGTCTGACATTTTTTGGTCTGGGTTTAGGACAATTTTCGGGCGGCACTACAGCGCACCATACGGCTTGTGGCGGCAACTGCTGCTGGGCCTCTAGCCATCTATCTATGTAAGTATCCGGCATATTTTGCAGCGCAGCATAAATTGTGTCGTGTCTTTTTTCTAGCCGTTCAGATATTTCTTTTGCTGTCAGGCCGTCTTGGTACTGGCGCAATAGCTGCCTAATTTTTGGGTGACTTGGTTTCATGTGCTCTCTTGTGGTGGTGTGCAAGTGTGTATCGTTGTCAAGTCTGCTGTGCGTTTACCGCAGCGGGGGCAGAAGTTACGCTCTTGCTGTGCTGCAAGGGCTTGCTTGCCAGCGGAAAGCACCTCATCAAGCCTAGACACGTCCCACCCAATGGGGCCGTATTCAGGGTCAACAATCTGATCCCTTACAATTTTTAACGCCTCCAGCGCCATCTTCAATGCTTCTTTCATGTGTTCTTCTCCTTGAGTTTGGCTGCAACATTTTTGCTATGGATAACTGGGTTTGGGTCAAAACAATCAAGGGCTTCTTGCTCCGTCAGGTCAACCCACTCGCGCTTAGTTGCCTGCTTGTGATGTGCGACCCCTGCGTTGTGCCCTGCTTGGTATGTCTTGCGATCTGCGTCTGTTAAGTCTGGCTGTGCTGCTACAAATCGCAGTAAATCGGCTTGTTCCGCTTGCGTCAGTCGATGCCAGCATTTGAGTTTTGCCAATATCCCGCGCAGTTCAAATTCGTCTTTCATGTGTTCTCCTTAATGCCGTGGGCGGCCAATACTTGCATTGCGTAATCGTGCAAATCTGTCCTGGAATAGCCCTTGTACTCGTCATTAACGTACGGGCTTGGCTTTTTAGGCCACTCGCCATACGGAAGCGGCTTCTGTGCTGGCTGCTCTGCTTGCCAGCCTGCCCACGCATGGTCGGTATTGCAGTCGCTGTAGCCTTGCTCAAAACGAGAAATGTCCATGTAATTGGGCAGTGACTTGGCCCAAATTTCAAAAGCCTCTCGCGTACCGCCCAACAGCTCTTGCTGCGCTGGCTGTGCCAAGGCTTGCCCCATATCCGCGATGGCTTTCTGTGCATCGACAGACTCGGGTTCTTGCGAGTGATGTAACGCATCAATGTCCTTCAGCGACTGTAGCCACTGCTCAAGCTGTTCGCGGTCAACGGTTAGCTTGTCCTGCGCCATGTCCTTTTTGCTTTGATAGCCTGTCATGTCACTTCCCCCACAATATAAAAGCCAACAGCGTTAGTGATGCGGTCACAGCAATCACGGCAATGAGCGCTTTAAAAGTGTCCGTAATATCGTTGTATGGGTCAGCAACTTTCCCCCATCCGCCGCTCATGTAAGCATCATCGGCTTCTTTGGCGCGTTGTTTTCTCACAGGGCAATCACGCCCTTGTGTGCAGTTTCCCATGTCGTTACAGCAGTTCATACCGACCACCATGCAACTAAAAGCGCAGCCATACCAGCGCCTATAGCAAAGGCTAGGAGATATCCGCCAATTACGCTAAGTCGTGACTTTTTGTAACTGACGCCGTAAGCGCCGGTTGTCCAGGTGGCCTCACTCATCATGCGAGGCGTTTGTGTGTAGCTTTGCTTCATCAGTCTTCTCCATTTTTAAAAAGTCCATCAAATGCCCGTTCCACATCATTTTTTCAACGGGTACGTCATGCGGCGTTGTAAATGTCTTGTCTTTAAAGCGCCATGTTCGCTTTTCTCTTGAGATGTCGTATTGCGGAATGGCATACCCTGCGTCAAATATTTCTTGTGAAGATTTCACCGTTTCAACTCCATGATCTCACGTTCAAGGTCTTTGCAGTGCTGCACCAGGTTGTCGTAGTCCTGCTTGTAGCGGGTGCTGGTGAGCCTCTCGGCGCCAACCCAACCTATCAGCGTACCCTTTGTGGCCGCTGTCCTCAGGTGGGAGCGCAGCTCATGCGCCGTGAGGATGCCGATTTGCCCTTTAATCGGCGACAGCTCATCGACAACGGCGTCGATCTGTTGTTGCATTTTCTCGCTCATGTTTACGCTCCCAAAAAGAAAAGTGTGGCCAGACCCAGGCCGATGGCCACCGCTAGGGCAATGTCTGCCCATTTGCGGATAGTTGGCTGAATGGTGTAGTGTTCTCTGTAGCGCATAGTGGACTCCTAAAGATGGGGCCGTAGCCCCGTTTGGTTGGTTAAAGGATTATTCCGATTCGTGACGAAAAGGCAATTCACCAAACTTAGCATCTGCGGCTTCATAAGCTGCGCGTTTGTAAGACTCGGCGGTGTAGTTGAGGCCAGATGCCCAATCACTACCAAGAATGTTGCTGACGTTTGGAAAATCTTCTTGGCAAAATGCTGTTTGCATTTTTTCGGCTGCTTGATATGGTGTCATTTTGTATCCTGTTTGCGGGTTGTTGATGCCTCGCATCTTACATGAATTGACTACTTCATCAACTGATTTATTTAGGTGTTTACCCTAAGTAGTGAAAATAAATTGTCTATCTAGTCAAAAAAGCCCCCTAGAATGGACGCATTCGTCAATTTGGAGGTTACAGGCACATGATTTCGTCAACAGAGCAAGCAATCGAGGCAATACGCCTCAAAGCAAAAGAGGCAGGGTTCAAGATGAACGATATCGCATACGCCGCAGGCATCGACCCCGCCCAGCTATCGCGCTGGAGCACTGGCAAGACGATCCCGCTGTACAGCAACATCATGAAGCTGGAGCAGGCCGTGGACGCGCTGATTGCGGCGAAACAACCATGATTGTGATGTCCATTGACCCAGGCTTATCGGGAGCCATTGCCGTGTTTATTGATGACGTTTTGATTGACGTTGTTGATATGCCGACTCACGAGCTGACTCGCAACGGCAAAGCTAAGAGGCAGGTTGCCGCTGCTGATTTGGCAGGCATATTTACTCAGCATGATCCCCGCCACGTTATCGTGGAGAAGGTATCCGCAATGCCAGGGCAGGGGGTAACGTCAATGTTCTCATTCGGGCGCAGCCTGGGCGTGATTGAGGGCATTGTGGCGGCATACGACATACCTGTCACCTACGTCACGCCTGGCGTATGGACAAAAAGCATAGGCCGCGGACTCGGCAAGGACGCATCACGCGCACGGGCTTGCGAACTCTATCCCTCTCACCAGAAATCTTTTTCCCGCGTCAAGGATGACGGTCGCGCGGATGCCGTTCTCATTGGCGCCTGGTATCTGAAGGGGAACAAGTGAGCTTGCAAGACCTACGAACCCTCAGAGAGCACGCCGTGTACCTGGCCACGCAACTGGAGCAAGAGCGCAACGCATCACGCGACAAGACCGAATTCCTAAAGCGCCTGGTGCATCCTGAGGACTTTGGTCACGCCGTATCAGCGGAAGTCAGAAACCTAGCCTACCAACTACTCATAAACGAAAGCCCCGAATGAAGCAACTACTCTTACGTCCATCATCCGCAGCACGCTGGATAGCTTGCCCCGCATCAGCAAGACTGTCCCTGCAAGTACCCCGTGAGGAGTCAGGTGAGGCTGCGCAGATAGGCACTGCTATTCACTCTCTTAGTGAGACTTGCTGGCAGCTAGATCAAGACCCAATGGACTTCGTAGGTAAGACGGTAGAGGGTATCGTGATGACGCGAGAGAACGCTGAGTTTGCTTTGGCGCACATCCGCATGGTGGCAGGATTAGAGAGCGAGCTAGGCACAGTCAAGGTCGAACAATATGGAGTCGCATACGAGGACTCGCTGGTCAAGGTCGGCGGTACTGCGGACGTTGTCGCGTACAACTTGGAGAAGTCTGTGCTGGTGATTGCTGACCTTAAAACAGGTAGGCAGTGGGTGGACGCTGACAGCGATCAGATGCGTATCTATGCGCTGGGCATGATGCACAAACTGGTCAATGTTTTTGATAAGGTGGGCCTGACCATTGTCCAGCCCCAGACGGGCGAGAACCGCCATCACGAGATGACGGGCGACGAACTCATGCAGTGGAAGGCAGACGTATTGATACCGGCGGTGACAGCGGCCAAGGATGGCCGGTCAGAGCCGACACCAAGCAAGGAAGCCTGCCAATACTGCCCCGCTAAGATGATCTGTCCAGCGCAGACTAAGGCGCTGGCCGCGGTTCCCGTAACTGCTGACATCACAACCCTGACGCCGGACCAGGTGTCGGACTTACTGGACAAGGCCGAACTGGTAGAGGACTTCATTACTGCGCTGCGCAAGCAGGCTACTAAGACGCTTGAGACTGGTGGCGTATTGCGCGGCTGGCAGATGGCGCCTAAACGTCCCACCAGGCAGTGGACAAAGGACTCGGACGCTGTCCAGGTGCTGCTGTCTGCTGGCGTACCCGAGACGCAGATATACGAGACATCAATGATTACGCCTGCTGCCGCAGACAAACTGTTGGGCAAGGACAGGAAACAAGTTTTGGATAGTGTGACCAAGAAAGTAAGCAGTGGTTTAACACTATCCAAATCCCGTGGGCTTGGCGAGAGCACAGCCCTACTACAACTCTGAAAGCTAAACGCAAATGCTAAATCTATCTTCATCATCCGGCTCTGGTAACTTCATCCGTTTTTCGCCCCAGGCTAATGCCTGGACAAACAACAACAACGAGGAAATCACGTTAAAGAAAGTGGTGTTCGACATCGACAACATTAAGACAGGCTGGCTTTTGCTGGGTGTCGGTGTACGCGATTGGGTGCAAGACGAATCTGTCGGCAAGAAAGGGCCGCAGCCGTCACCAGAGCACAAACGAGGATTTCAGGTCGTCCTGTACAACAAGGAGATAGGCGCTGCCGAGTGGTCATCTAACGGTGTGGGTCCGAACATGGGGCTGGAACAGATGTACAAGGCCTGCGCTGCGGAACGTACAAGTAATCCTGGTAAGTTGCCCGTGCTGGAGTACGGTCACTCTAAGGCCGAGAAAATCGGCAAGGGTACTACTCGCATTCCTATCTTCGTATTAAAGGGTTGGGTTGCACGTCCTGCAGGATTGGATGCAGCGGCAGAGGAAGTAGCCTTTGAGCCGGTGCAGCAGCCGGTACGCAAGGCAGCGCCCAAGCCAGTGGAAGTGGTAGAGGACGACGAGATTTTCTAAGCGTTAGACTAACGCGCCGACGGCTGATCCCCGTCGGCTTTTTTTTCCTCTGAAAAACGAGAACAAATAAATGGACACAGAAACAATAGCCAAGGCTTTGGGTAACGCCAAGCAGGTGAACGGGCAGTGGGTGTGCTCATGCCCCGTACCTGGCCACGGCAGAGGGAACGGCGACAAGAACCCTAGTCTCTCGATCACGGAGTCTGATGGCCGGGTTCTTTTCCACTGTCACGGCGGCTGCGACCAGAGGGACGTGTTCGACGCTGTCAGGGCTAGGGACTTGCTACCCACTACACCGAAGCGGGAAGAAATCAGCTTTACCCAACACCAGGACAAGGTACTGGAAAAGGAATGGGTGTACCGCGCAGAGGACGGCACTGAACTGTTTACCAAGCGCCGGTATAAGACTAATGATGCCAAGGGTAAGACATACTCTATTCACCGCGTGGACGCCGCAGGGAAGCGGATAGCGGGGATAAAGGACACCAGAATTGTTCCCCTCAATTTGCCCGAGATTATTGAGGCAAAGCAATCAGGCCGAGCCATCTACCTAGTTGAAGGCGAGAAGGCAGCGGACGCGCTAACAAGTATTGGCGCCATTGCAACGACAAGTCATACTGGTGCAGGGTCATGGCCGACGGAGATTACGCAATACTTTGCAGGCGCCAATGTCGTGGTAATTCCTGACAATGACCAGCCAGGAATATCTTACGCCAAACGCGCAATTGCTCACCTCTTACCCGTGGTCAAGTCAATTCGATACCTTGACCTTGGATTGATGATGGAGGGCGATGACGCTTACGAGTGGGTATATCACGCAAAAGGTACGCGCAAGGAACTGGCAGAAATGGCTAGGCAAGCTCCAGTAATCACCGATCACCTACAGGCAGCCGAACCCGAGCCAGTGTTATCAGAAGCCTTTAACCCGACTCCGCAACTGCTCAACATCGAGGCTTGGGACACCATTAAGGATGAGCCTGTTAGGTGGATTATTGAGAACGTGTTGCCGGAGGGTGGTTTCGCAGCCCTCTACGGGCCACCAGGCAGCTACAAGAGCTTTGTGGCACTCGACATAGCCGAGGCGGTGGCCACAGGACGCCAGTGGATGGGTAACCAGGTTACGAACCCTGGCGCTGTCCTGTACATAGCGGGTGAAGGTCACGGCGGTATCGGGGCAAGGATCAAGGCTTGCAAGATCAACCACCAGACGCAGGACGGGGCAGAGATATACGTCATACGCTACCAGTTGAACCTGAGATCGAGCGCCGACGACTTCAATTTGCTGATGCAGTCCATAGACAACTTAATAGAGCGCACAGGCATAGAGCTGCGCTTGGTGCAGATAGACACATTAGCTAGAGCCTTCGGCGGCGGCAACGAGAACGACAGCCAGGATATGGGCGCATTCATCCATAACGCAGGACGGCTGCAACGCAAACTTAACTGCGCCTTGATGGTTTTGCACCACTCAGGCAAGGACGCTACCAAAGGATTAAGGGGTCACAGCTCACTCTTAGGCGCCGTGGATACCCAACTAGAACTGCAAAAGTTGGAGCAAACCGAGCGCAAGGAAGGCGTCGCAGGCCAAGGAATTCTCACCATAAGTAAGCAAAAGGATGGCCAGGACAACCTTAAATTTGGCTTTGAGATGGTCCAGGTCAACATAAATCAGGGCAAGGAAAGCGCATTAGGGCTGGACGATAACGTCTCGCTGGCCGTCAAAGAGAACCAAGAAATGATCGACGAGCAGTACAAGACACCGCCTAAACCACCATCAAGATCGGGTGCTGGCGGGGTACAAAAGGTGGCTCTGGATGCCTTACACAAGGCAATTTCAGAGCACGGGGATATGCGTTTAGTTGACAATAAACGCAATAAATCGATCCACGTGGAACAGTGGCGGGATGCGTTTGAGGCTGCCCAGACCGACAAAGCAGGCATCAAAAAGCGGTTCAATAGGTGCTTAATTAGCCTCCAGAACGCTAAAAAGATTGAGGTTTTCGATCCATTTGTGTGGGTTATTTGGAGCGATGGTGGTCAAGATGGTGGGGATTTTTAGGTCTTTTTAAGGTGTTTGGACAAATGGGACAAATGGGACAAATGGGGGACAAATGGGAGTACATACTAAATCCCATTTGTACCGGCATAAATTGGCTGGAAAACGGGACAAATGGGCGCGTAAGTCTTAATACGCGCCCCATTTGTCCCGATCAGTCAATGCCCAAACCTTTGCCCAAATGGGCTGATTTCAGTTTTCTTGATGGAGCAATAAGTGGCAACTAAAAAACTTAAATCTTTGGCGATTAGTCAACCGGCGATGCCGAGCTTTCCAGCAGATCGTTTTGACGTGTTCAAAAACGCGGTCATGGTCGAACTGGCGAATCGAAAGAATACCCATGATGCGGTGTGGGGTATTGACAGACTGGTCTGGTTGGTGGACAGCGGGTTGCGCGAAAAGGTGTGGCTGCAAATGGAGAGGGTTTGGCAGGCACAAGAAGAACGCAACGACGAAAAGCTGGACAAGGCGGTTAAGGGTATGTGCAAGGCTTACGATGCGATGGAACGGTGGGCGGTAGCCAACAACGTGTCAGAACCGCCCAATCTGCGACATATTGAGCACGAGCAGGCAGATGGTACTGTTTTCGTTATCGTGCCAGATGAGGCCTCTAAACGGCTTTACTGCCAGCAGTGGCCTGGGACAACGGACAGGGAAGTCTGGACGGCAGCAGAGATTGCGATAATCGTGGCACGCCAAGCAGATGGCAAAATCAGCGAGATCAAGCGACAATGGCCTGATAGCAAACTGGTTAAGGTCGGTGGGCCTAGCGGGTTTGAGGATATGGTCAACGACCTGGATATGACGACACCAAGCAAACTGCCCAAGCTGTTCGACACTAAAGCGTTTGTACGGTGATGGGTAATAGGTAATGGCTATCGGAACTCGGACGGCGATAGGCAATAACATTTGGCTATGGCAACGGATTGCGGAAAATGGGCAATGGGCGGCATTTAATGCTGCTTAAAGCGCTTTTCGCGCACATTTTGGCGAATTACGCACACGCACAGGGGTAATCAATGAAGACAATGGCTGAAAAGATGACAAAAACAGGTGCAATCATGGGCAGGCCGGTGAAATGGCCGCCGGAACATCCAGTTTGGCTCGAAATCATTGACCAGGTATCGGCTGGCAAAGCGTTGTCAACGGTGCTGCGTGAGCCAAGCTATCCAACCTGGTCGAACTTTCAGGCGATGGTGTCGCAGGATGCCAAGCTGGCTGCAGCCTACGAGAAGGCGGTACAAGACCGCGCAGACCGGCTGGCTGACGAGATACTGCAACTGTCGGACGAACCCATGCCAGAGCATCTAGAAGGCGCTATGGCTTCTGCCTGGGTGCAGCAGAAGCGGATGCAAGTGGATGCGCGTAAGTGGATCGCGTCCAAGCTCAAGCCTAGGACTTACGGTGACCGCATTGATATGACGGTGAGGGACGAGCGCATCAGCGTGATCGACGCGCTCGAGGCAGCCAAGGCACGGGTGCTGACGCTGGACAACGTGACCGATGTGGTTGCGCGTCCTGTTGATAACCCTCTCTGATTCGGTTCTACTTTATACGACGGACGTTATGTTAAGTTGTTTGGCCTGTGCAGTACCTGTGGATAACCCTACCCGCCGGCCTTGTCCGCTGGCCCTGCCGCGCCCGACCCCCCCCGGGTAGGGCCGGCGGCAAATGGCCACGGAAACGGTGCGTCCACGCACAATTTTTTATTTTATAAAACTGTGGTAAAAACACACCTATGCCCGTCTACACAAACGCACTAGCCCCGCAACCGAGCAACAGCTTGGCTTACCCTGGTGGCATTGGTAAGCGTGGCGGCTCATTAGATTCGTTTGTGCCGTTGGACTACAGCAGATTGGCGGCGGGTCAGTTTAGGCAGGACACGCCACAGATGCGCGAGTATGCGGCTAATGTGCCCCTTGATGTATTGCGTGGCAGATTTGCGGGAATGTTGGGTTTTCCGAGTGATGTTTTGAACATGGTAAGAACACCATTGCCGATGGAGATGTTTGGTCAGACGGATTACGAGCAGCCAACACAAGTGCCGTATGGGACTGAGCAGTTGCTAAAGACTTTGCCGTTAGCGCCAGCAGCCGACAACCCGTTGGGCCAAGCTGCTAATCGGGTTGGTTCATTTGTACCGATAACACCAATGGAGGCATTGCAAGCGGCTAGGGTTGCTAGGCAGGCGGCAATGGCAACAGGGCGGTTTGTGGCGCCTAAAGCTGGGCAGTTGGCTGAGGGTTATATGCAGCGCATGGGCATGATGCCGAGCATTGTGCCTGTTGAGGGTGCTAGTGTGGCTAGCGTAAATCAATTACCGCAGGCTTTGATAAGGCCAAAAGCAGAAGTATCGCCACTAGGTTTTTACAGTGCGGTGGAGCAGCAGGCATTGAACATACCTCGCAAGTCTGGTACTGGTGCATCTTTTATTAATGATCTTATGAAGGGTCAAGATGTTAAGAAGTACGAAATAGAGGCTATGGGTTT